ATAATAAGAATGTTCTTATATAATGGAGAAATAAATGAAGTTATCAACCGAAACACTATCAGTATTAAAAAACTTTGCAAGTATCAATTCAGGTATTGAATTTAAACAAGGCAATGTAATTCGTACCATGTCATCTGGCAAAACAGTTCTTGCCAAAGCCACAATAAAAGATGATTTTCCACAAGACTTTTGTGTGTATGATTTGAATCAATTTTTGTTAGTTCATTCTTTACACAAAGACTCTGAATTAACTTTTGATGATTCTAATGTAATTTTCAAATCTGGTCGGTCTAGTACCAAGTATCGTAAGACTGCCAAAGAAATGATTGTAACACCTCCAGAAAAGACACTAACACTTCCTTCTGTTGATATTTCATTTACTCTTACAGAAGAAGATATGGGTTCTATTTTAAAATCTGCAGCTGCTTTGCAATCACCTCATATTGCCGTAGAATCTGATGGCGATAAGATTTTCTTGACTGCATACGATGCTACTGATGATGCCGCACATACCAATTCTATTGAAGTATCTGATGGCAATGGTAATAAATTTAAAATGGTTTTCTTAACAGAGAATCTTAAAATGATTACTGGCACATACGATGTTCAAATCTCAGGTAAAGGGTTATCATCATTCACAAACAAAAATGTAGACATTCAGTATTTTGTTGCAACTGAATCTAAATATTCAAAGTTTGGAGTTTAATTTGTTTATATACTTTACAGATGCTGTATCAAAAAATCCAACTGCAATCAATCCAACCTATGTTATGGCTGTTTATAATGGAACTAATGGTGAAGAATTAGGAAAAACTATTATCCGTTTTACCAATGGTACATTAGCTGTAGAAGAATCTCAAGTTGAGGTTGTTGGTAGATTGCAAGGATGTTTAATGTGGTAAATTTTATAAAATATATTGACAACGATAGTACAGTTAATATATAATAGTATTATAGTAGTAAGTGAAGAATTGAGGACAAAAACCCTCAATACTGAAGATTCAAAATCCTTCAGTTATGTTTGAAGTAAAATTTAATCCCCCAAAAAAGGAGAACAAAATGTTATACAATTTAGAAAATGATGTATATAAAATCAATTCAGTCGTTCTGAAAAATTTAAAATCTTTAAATGGATCTCGTTGTGGTGCAATTGATAAACCTGCTGAAAATTTAGTTCCTTATGAAGAACTAATTAAAGGTAAAAAACTTAAACCAGGAACATCGTGGATTGCTTTGGTCAAAGTTAAATACCTTTATAGTGATAGTGATTATAATCGTCCAGACGAACTTAATATTGAAAAGATATTTAATGCATTAAAACGTGCCAAAGGTTTTGGTTATCGCCATTCCAATGTTTTAGTTGCTTCTTTGCGTCCAGATGGAAAATTAGTTTTAACACAAGGAAACCATAGAACATTAATGGCATTAATTGCAATGGGTTCTGAAGCTGAAGTTATGGTTAATATTCATGTGCATGAAGAATATGAAGTTAATTCAAGACAAATGTATCGTATTGAATCAGATGATTTTAACACCGATGCTTTGATTCGTGAAGCAATGAAAGCCAATCAAAAGTTTAAAGGTGCTTATATGGCTGAAGAACCATGGGCATTAAAGTTATATTCTTTTTTATCAGAATATAAAGTTTCTATTGCAAAAACCAATACAATCTCCGTAGGACCTTTACCTACTTTTAAGGAAAAGAAAACCTTTGAAGCATATGCTCGGTTGCAAGAAGCATATGAAATTGATACAACACCAAAAAAGAAATATGTTTGTCAAGCTTTGAGTTCTTTAGTTAAAAACCTTAAAGAAACCGATATTAATGGTGCAGCTTTTTGTGGATTGGTAATTTTCTTGCGTGATTTTGAATCGAGATTGATTCAATTTGAAAGTAAGGGATATACTTTAGACAATTTCATTTATTACATTTATAATGAAGTTTTAACTCAAGATAACTTTGGTCCTGTTCTAAAACAAAAAGATATTTCAAATAAAGGTAGTTTGAAAATTGGAACATATGAATTTTTTGCTTCTCGATTTGTTATCTTATTCAATCGTTATGCTAGGGAGAATAAGATTAAAATTAGACGTAATGAATGCTATGCTATTCCAGAAACTTGTATAGAATGGATAAATTTTATTGGACGTGAAGATGTAAATGCACGATCCGTATATAAAGTTTGGGGACATATAGCTTAACAAGTTGTGAGGGGGAGAGTAAAATCTCCCCATTAATTATGAATTATATTATGGAGTATGTGAATGGAACATTTATTGTGGGTAGAAAAGTATCGCCCAGCTAAAGTGGAAGATTGTATCTTACCGGATGCAATTAAAACCACTTTTCAGGAGTATGTAAACAAAAAAGAAATACCCAATCTATTATTATCTGGTTCTGCCGGTGTTGGTAAAACAACTATCGCCAAAGCTTTATGTGAACAGATAGATTGTGATTATATTGTTATCAATGGTTCAGATGAAAATGGCGTTGATACAATTCGTGTTAAAATCAAAAACTATGCCTCATCGGTAAGTTTAATGGGTGGTCGTAAGGTCATCATATTAGATGAAGCAGATTATCTTACACCAAATGCACAAGCAATTCTCCGTGCATCTATTGAAGAATTTGCAAGTAGTTGTTCTTTTATCTTTACTTGTAATTTCAAAAATAGAATCATTGACCCAATACATTCCCGTTGTACCGTAATTGACTTCCGAATCAATGGCCAAAAGGCCAAAATGGCATCATCATTTTTTAAACGTGTTGAGTGGATTTTAGAACAAGAAAAGGTTACATATGATAAAGAAGTCGTGGCCGCAGTCATCACAAAACACTTTCCAGATAATCGTAGGATACTTAATGAACTTCAAAGGTATGCGGTGGGAGGTAGCATTGATAAAGGTATCCTTGCTACTGTTAGTGATATACAACTTGCTGATTTACTTAAAGCGTTAAAAGACAAAAACTTTTCTGATGCTCGTAAATGGGTTACTAACAATCTTGATAATGACCCATCTAGAATCTTCCGTAAATTGTATGATGGTCTTTATGAGAACCTCAAACCACAATCTGTTCCACAACTAGTTTTAATTCTTGCCAAATATCAATATCAGGCAGCTTTCGTGGCTGATTCTGAAATTAATTTGATTGCCTGTTTGACAGAGATTATGGTAGATTGTGAGTTCAAATAATGCCTGACCTATTCAAGGAGATTATACCCTCAATACTTCAAACCAAGAAGTCACCATTCCAAGACGAATTAGATTATAAAGACTATGCACCTTTCTTGGTCAATCGTTCTTTGTCTTACCACATAGACTGTGTTCTGTATGTTAATGAAATGAACCTTTATCCAGAATTGGAAAAAGACCTTCAATATCAGTATCTTCTAAATACCATAAGGTCAATGAAACGGAAATTCCAACCGTGGCAGAAATCAGAGACCGATAAGAACATAGAATTTGTTAAGACTTATTTTGGTTATTCTAATGAAAAGGCCAAAGAGGCTCTGCGTATTCTTACTGATGAACAAATCGCTGAAATAAAAAGAAAAACAGATAAAGGCGGAGTGAACAAGTAATGATTAATATTACAGACTTGGTTGAAGTGACTTTGAATCAAAATGATGATTTCCTCAAAGTCAGAGAAACATTAACAAGAATTGGTGTAGCTTCTAAAAAAGACCAGACATTATACCAATCTTGCCACATACTACACAAAAGAGGCCAATACTACCTAGTACATTTTAAAGAGTTGTTTGCATTAGACGGTAAACCAACAGACATATCAGAGAATGATTTATCTCGTAGGAATGCTATTGTAAAGCTTCTATCTGATTGGGGACTAGTAACGGTGGTAAGAAAAGAACAGATTGAAGTACCACCTCCAATCTTCCTTTCTCAAATCAAAATACTATCACATAAAGAAAAAGACGATTGGGAATTAGTACCAAAATACAATATTGGTAAAAAACCAGGCGTTTATTAAAACTGATATAAGATGTTTTTTTGATTTAAATATTGTATGTTAGACCAGATTCAACAATATAATCTTCCAGTACCTATTAATTTTATTGACAACATTTACGCATTAAAAACCACAGTTAAAAATCAACTGCGCTCAAATCGCTTAGGATGGCAAAGTCATCAATTAACAAATACGGAACTAATACCTTGGGCTGAAGATTTTTTAAATTTATGTTTATATACAGTTAATACCAAATATCTAATCAAACATATATGGTTTAACATTAGTCCACCAAAAGCATACCATAACTGGCATCGTCATGGAGGAACACTTCAGGCAGTAGTATACTATATTAAAACACCCGTAAATTGTGGAAATATAGAATTTAGACACAAAAGAGAACTATTAAACATAGAACCGTATGCAGGACTATTATTAACTTTTCCTACAGAATTAGAACATAGGGTATTAGAAAACACCTCTAATGAAGATAGAATTACTTTGGCTTTTAACTTAGGAATATAGCATAAATAATAGTGTGATGCCTTCGGGGTCACACTTTTATAACTCGCTTAATTAAGGAGAAATCTATGAGCACACTATCCCTATTTCCTAAATGGGACTCACTTCACAAAACTTTGGACCCTTTCACAATTGGCTTTGAAGATGTATTAAGTCAATTAGAGAAAGTTCATTCCAACATGGCCAAAACAATTCCTGGCTACCCTCCATATAATATCAAACAAGTCAAAGATAACAAGTATGTCATCGAAATGGCAGTTGCTGGTTTTGCCAAGACCGACATTGAAGTTACTTTGGATGGTGATAAACTGGTCATCAAAGGTAATTCAAAAGACACCGATCCTGATGAGGCATATGTTTACAAAGGCATCGCAACACGGAACTTTGAACGGACATTTACATTGGCTGATAAGGTAGAGATTAAAGATGCCGAAATCGTTAATGGTATGTTAAATATCTGGTTGGAAAACATGG